TTAAAGCTTTAGCTTTTCGATCAACAATGTCTGACTCTATCCTTGATTCAGTTAAAGCTAGCATTCTATCTTCTTGTGACCTTCTGTTTTTAATATCTTCGGATGCCATTATCCCTTCGAAAATACCGCCAGCAAGTCCAGTACCGCCTATTGCTCTTCTTCTTGTAACCATGTTTATGCTTTCTTTACTTGTTTAACAGGTTGCTTCTTAGCTCGTTTTAAAGCCTGTGGTTTAATATCTTTTCTAGTAATCGTGCCGTCATTAATAGCACTCATTACGTCATATCCCATCTTCTTAGAAGAAGATGCTTTAGTAACAAACTCTCCGTTAGATACCATTACAGTATCCCCAGTATCTGTATTAATTCCTTTGATAGAATCAGATGTACCTGTGCCTTCTCCTACTAACTTACCGCCCTCTGCACCAAAATACAGACCAGCACCAAGACCAGCTAACTGACCGAATCCTTGCATCATCTGATTCTGACTCTGAGCGTATGCCATCTGGTTAGCATAGTCCTGACTCATTAAGTTGCCAGCACCGCCTATGGCTTTCATCTGTCCACCTAAGCCTTGCATAGCACCGCCATAACCTTGGAACATTGTAGAGTTCGCACCCATTAGGTTACTGCCTGATGATCTTCCTAGTGCAGAACCTTGTCCGAGAATAGACGTAGCCTGTGATGGTATGTTTCTACCAATGTTAGCCATCTGCACTTTTCTACCAAACTGATCTTGCATAGCTTGTCTTCGTGCCATGTTTCTAGCACCTACGTTTGCCTTAGATGCCTGAACCGCAAAGTTTGAATTTATCTGAGCAAACTTTGGGCTGTCGGGGCTAATACCTAGACGTTGCAAGTTTCTTGCATTCTGCTTTTTTTGAGCATCAAAAGATTGCTGTACATCAGCACTTGCCAAACCAGCGTAATAATCTCTTTGGATTCTTTCATCATCTCGCATAATATCTGAAGCAAGCTGACTTTCTACTGCTTGGAACTTTGCTCGTTCTTGTAGCAATTGGTTTGCTAAAGAATCTGCTATCGCTCTACTTCTAATATCAGCTTGAGCCTGTGCTTCAAACATCGGCAAAGTATCAGAGTATCTTTGTTTGGCAAATCGTAACTGCTCCATTCCCAAAGCTTTCATGTCATCGCCAACTTGAAGCATGGCTTCTTTTAAAGGAGTGTAGTCAGGGGGTCTAGCACCCTTACCACCGCCTTCTAAAGTCATAAGACGAGTACCAAAACCTGTTGCTCTAAAAGCTCTCTCTGGGAGCATGGTGTCCCAATCGTAAATCATAATTGTTCTCCGCTTTGTAAGACTTTACACATTTATTTTCTTTCTCTTTTAATCTAAGAAACCTACACTCTTTTGCTAACATTCCAAACATAATTAAATCTTCGCCATCGTGACACGCTTGGCGAACAACACCTTCTTCTATAAAACCAAGTTTAAGTACAAACTTTTGTGCTTTGACGTTGCTTTTACGAACTAACGCAGTTGCTCTGTTGCAATTAAAATACTGAAAGGTTGCATTGAAACAAAATGTAGCAAACCTTCTGCTGAACCAATTTGAGCCTTCTTCTGCACCAATGTGCATACAGATCGAGTGACCGCTCCACATGTTGTACACAACACCAGCAAGAATATTATCGTTCTCATCTACTAATCCAATAGTTGCACAAGTATCAAAATTATCTTCATTTGTTTTTTTTGCAACATACTCTAAGATTCTTTGTTCTCCTACAATAATCTTATTCATTATATGTTGTGTATTGTTGCATTCACATGTGGTATTTCTCCGTCAGGAATAAAACCTTCTGGTGGTTCTGCACTAAATGTAATGTCAGATACACCAGCTTGATTTAACTTTCTTCTAATTTCCCAATGTACTGCTGAACTAATTGTTCTATACGGTTTGTTAATTATTATGTCGTATTCGCCTAAAATAGTAGTTATTTCTGGTTCAACATGTTTTACTTTAGCCGTAACTTTCATAGTACCGTCAACCATATTTACTTCTGACTGCGTAACATGTATTTCATAGTTTTCATTTGAACTCATAAATTTTTATCCTTTGCACATATGAAGTTTTACTAAAAAGTTATAATGGGTCATTTTAATTTTACCTGTTCCTAACATTCCATTTTGCCATCTACCTACAGCATTGCTAGTGCCATCCATACTCATATTGTAAACATAAGGAGCAGAGTAAAATCCGCTATTTACATCAGGTTGATTAGCCATGTCTATACCGCCTAGCCTTCCGCAAATACCTCTATGTACTCCCCATACAAGTACATATTGATGATCATATATAGCTGAATTAGGAGTTGCACCGTTTGGTGCAAACTGTGGGTTTTGATAATCAGCATTAGTAGTATGTTTGTAAAAAAATAAATCTGCACCAATAAGATTTTGAGCGTTAACACTAAACATATGTCTTATAGGCATACCACCATTTGCTTGAATCCATTTGTCTAAGTCATTGTAAAAAAGAAATCTATTGTTAGCATTTGTTATTTGAGCATTAGTACTTGTGCCAGCAACTCTTAGTTCATTTTGTTGTGAAGAAGGAAAATATAAGTGCCAAATGAAAAAAAAATCTGAACTAGGTGGAAAATGATTAAATGATAATCGTGTTACATAATTATCTACAATCCCCCATTTACTTGAAGTCGAATATGGTGGGTATGGACTAAACATAGGATACGAAGGATCTCCATAAGCTTTAATCCTAACTTCCATGTCTGGAACCGACAAGGAAGAAGTGTATGTTGCAACAACTTTTGGTTGTTTTTTATTTATGTCAAATTGTGTATCGCCATTAGAGTCTGTTACTCGAAATGTCAATCCTCCAGAAAATGAAATTTCAGTAGTCATAGTTAAATATCATACGTTATACAATCGCCATCATTACCTGAAGAAGCAAATGCTTGTAGTGCTGTAGCTGGAGCAGTTATTGTGCCAGCTTCATTAGATTGTTTTGGGATTTGAACTACGATTGATGCGGTAGGTTGAGAGTCTTCACTTGCAATTACACTTCCATTTTTTTTGGCTGTCATTTTAAATTTCCAGCCATCTTTTTCTACACCATTAAGTGGATAACCGCCTTGAGATGAACCATATAAACCATTCCATAAATTATCATTAAGACCAAACTCTAAGGTATAAGACATGTTCGTGTAAAATTGAACATCTCCAGAATTATCTCTTTTTAAATAATTTCTGTCACTATCAAATAAAGCTTTAAAAGTACCAGCCGTATTGTTATAGCTACCAGTACCAATTCTTACTCTAGTTGGTGTCATCTCGACAGCATTGGAAAAAGAAGAATGATCTGCAACTGGATGATTAACTCCGTTGATATTATCTGATGTGGTATTTACGACTTGAAAATTAATGTTAGTTATACTGGCACTCGGAACTGTTACATCAGAACAATATATAAGTTCTCTTAAATAAATTCCTGTTGTGTCTGCAAAAGGAAATAAAATTCGATAACTATGATTTCCATATTTAAGAAATACACCATTTCCCAATGTTGGGTAAGTGCTATTTTTTAATGTGAAAATAGGTGCTTGTGAAAGATTAGGAGAAAAAGTAGTTATAGTATATTTATCTTCATCTATAAATGGAACAAGAGAAGAATTTTTACCACCATTAACTAACACATCGTACTTATTCAAACTTATATTTGTAGTTCCTTGTGTATCGCTAGATAACGATGGTAAATGTTCAAGATAAGTAAAATGAAGATTACTCCATATAACTTTGTCAAGATTTCTTGTAACGCTTGTTGCTGAAGCTCCTTGTAAAAAACTTGTGTTTCCATTTGAATCTATAACTGTAAAAAAGTTAGCCATATAACGAGAATCTCTATCTTCAGTAATAAACATAAATGCAGTATTATTGAAATTACTACCAAAATTCATGCAGTTCCCTCGATTACCATTAGCATCAATAGTGAAACAGATGTTTTGACCTATCATAATATGTGGCATATCAACCTCATGTAGAAATTGTTATAGACTTGTTAGCCAAATCAATTTGCATTTTTCCATCTGCCGATCTTATTAAATGACCTTGCAACGTACCTCCGCTTAAATTTGCTTTTCCATTTAAAGCAGTAGTTGTAGCAGTAGTTGTCGCATAGCCACTTAACGAAATATTATTAAAAAAAGCAGTCCCATTTTTCTGTATTAACCAACCATTACCAGTAGCTGTAAAATTCTGATTTGGAGCATCTACAAAAAAATTGTCTGAATAAATACTGTTACCAATTTTGGCATTAGTAATTGAAGCATCTTGAATAAATGAACTATTCATAAAAACATTATTTCCAATAACTTGAAAAGGAATGTTGGCAATACCAGTAGCACTATTCATTATTTTAAAATAATCTGCTTGAAAAAAAGCATTGTTTCCATCAATTTTCATAGACCAATCATTTGAAATAGAGCCAATGCCTATTACCTCACCAGCAGTATTCGTAGATAAATTTATATTATTAGCTCCAGCATACAATTGATTAAATTGTGCTATTCCACCAGCAAAATCACTAGCTTGAGCAACTCCAGCCGTTAGTTTTGTAGTAGACAAACTTTCAATATTTGCAGAACTGATCGAAGCACTTCCAATAACTGTACTTTTAATAATTGTTCTTCCGTCAGAATCAACTGTAAATGGTATTGATGCTGATGCTGGCGTACCTGTCAACGTAGTAGACGTTGACGTTGGTTGTACAATAGCAAACTTATCTGCCCTTATAATAAAAGCTGATTCTACACTTCCATCAACTTCTTGACTAGCTAAACCAAATCCAGACACAGCTCCATTATTATCAATTTTTACGGTGTATTGAGATAGCAAACCACCCTCAACTTGTTCTCGTATTTCTGCTTCTTGTGCAATCCTTCCGTTTAAGTTTTGAGCAAGTATTTCTTGATTTGTATTTGCAATATCTGTTATTTGTGTTTGCAAATCTTGCGTTAAAGAGCTGGCATTAATCTCTCCTTCAATAGCTTCTATAATTAACTTAGGGTCAATTTCTGCTTTGCCTGAAACTGAATCTTGGGAGTAAGCACCACGCACATCTGCTTGCGAAACTAATCGAAGCCAATAAAAATATTCAACATTTGTTTCAACTGGGTCTGTATAAAACCCTGTAGTAGATTGAGCAATTAAAACCGCATCTCCAATGTTTCCATTTTGAGATCGCCATATTTCTGTAAACGAATGGTTTCTATACGATGGTATACTCCATTGTAAAAATATAGCACCAATAGTACTTGATACTCTTATTGTGCCAACTTGTGGCGGTGGGGTTAAATCGTTTGATGGGTCATACTGTACTTGAAAATCATAACTGTTTGTGTAAACAGGCATTGTGTTTACTTTATTTAGATCGTGTATTTCTTGTTGGTCTTTATCTTGAGCTAACTTTAGCCCAATTAAATCTCTAAAAGTTACTGTACGATCAAGCTGATCTCCAACTCTTCCTTCCCGAACATTTACGGTTTGAGCTAAAGCTTCTACAACTTGTAATACAGTTTCTTCCGATACGTTTGGAATTTGAGGTAACTTTGTTGTCATTTCGCACTTAACTCTTCTAATGATTGTGATAAATGAATACTTGTAATCGTTGCACTACCTTCTACTTGCATCTGCCAATCAGATGCGAGATAACCACCTGATATTCTAAATGGGTCAGAACTTGTTACAGCAACAGTTTCTTTTGCTGTGCCATCTGCAAATACTTTTAATGTAATACCAGCCGATGGATAACTATCTGCAATAACTTGAGCAGTAGAAAAGTTTGTTGGTTTTGGAAACTCAAATGATTTACTTTTCCATGAGTATGATTTTGTAGTTGCAGACTTATCCATCTTAACAATGTCTCCTGAGTCAACAATATACAAAGAGTCATCAAGCGGAACTACTCTACCAGCAGAACTAGATTGAGTTCCTAAAATCAATGGAGCATCTTGTCCGTTCAAAGAAAATATAATTAAACCACTTGTGCTTCCATTATTGTAAAACGCATAGTATCTGCCTTCATGCAGATACGAATGCATAGAACTAGGATTGTATGATTGCCATTGTTCTTGACTAATAATTTTAGAAGTAATTATACTTACTCCTGACAATCCTAATGATACCAATCCATCTGGACTTGCAAAGATTACAGAGTTTCCTGTTTCAACAATAGAACGCTTAGATACACAAGCTTGCTGAATACTTGTCTTTGTTAAAGACATTGCATTTGGGTCTATACCAGTTGCAATATATGGGAACGATTCTGTAAGAATTGCTACTGATTGACCAAAAGCTCCTAATCCTACAATGTCGTGATCTACTGTTATAAAGTTTTGAGATGCCCACGCATGTGGCTGATACGGTTCTGAAAAACAAACATCTTTGCCACTAAATCCAACAAAGATACCATTAGCCATTACTCGCAACCCCTTCATATCTGATGGGGGCGGTTCATAGTTTGTACTAGGAATTAATTCGCCTAACTCTGTTTGCTGTTTAATATCTATAGTACTTGTAGTACCAACAGAAACTTCTCTTACAAATTGAAAGTTTGTATCTCCAGAACCAGTTGAGGTTCTGTATAAAAACTTTCTAGTTATATTGTAATCCCCTGTGGGGGCTGTATCCATTGTAACTGTCACAGGGCTATAAGGGTCTATGTCAATAGCAACAGATGGTTCAGAAGGTTGACCTTCTTCTCCATATGCACTTACATATGTGTAAACATAGTTTCTTGTCTCTGCCACAAATCTTGGTGGTAATACTGCAAACCCACCAATAATTGATGTAGGAATAAGTCGCTTTGCTCTTAAATGATAACTATTAGTAGGAGACTCAACTGTGTCGCTAAATTTATATGTATATTCTTTTACAGATGCACCTACTTCAGCAACTCTTTTCCACATTCCTTGATTTTCTGTAAAATTTTGACTACTTAATCCATAATGCTCGTTTCTATATATTATTCTTGTAATAGCATTTTTTGGAGCATCTTCAGACATTAATATTCTAACTTCTGTTTCACTTGTCCCTTTTATTTTGTTTGAACCTTTTGATAATCCACTATGTTTTTCTATAATGTCATAAACTCCTCCAATACTATTACCTTTAAAAGCGTATGCAAATATATAAGAAACTTCTCCTGTAACATCAAATCTTTTGATATTAAAAGGAGTAGAAGGGGGAGTCCAACTTCCGTCAGAAGTAAACTCTGTTGACGACACGACAGTTTGCACAGGTTCATTATTAGTTACGTTTGAAGGAAAAGTACTTCCACCAGAATTAAATCGGAAGAGATCTCCTACTTCAAACCTATGTGCAACATTAGTTGTAAATATTGCACCAGAACCAGAACCAGTAACTTTCGTTACTGTTATGATTCTTTGCTCAAGTCTTTCAATTGTTCTATCTTGTGGACTATATACTACGGTTGGAGCAGACTGAGGTTCTTGTGGTCTTTTTGCAGTTTTTTGATCTTCGGTAGATGCAGAAGGAAGTTGAGCATCAGTTAAATCGTCTACATATTCTTCAATTTCATCAGGGTCTATTTCTGCAATTCTTCTAAATGTACCACTTTTTTTTCTAAAAATAGCTATATTTTCATGTTCTTGATCTGTTCTTCTTCTAAAACCTCTGAGCTTTACTCTAGGCAAATATCTTCTTTTTAACTCATAATCTCCTGATGGATTATTTGATGGAAATGTATAAGTATTTTTTATCTTAATACTTTTTTGACTAAGAACTTCTCCTACTTCCCATTGATTATTCCATCCAGTTTCTGTTGAGTCACTAAATACTATGTAATCTCCAATTTCTAAATTGTGAGCCACTTCAAAATTAATTTTAAATAAAGATGACGTATCCGCAGAAAAAGAAGATGGATATAAATTACCAGCATCTACAACATCTGTTAAAGCTTCTATCTCTATAGAGTCCGTTAAACCACTTTCATATGCAGAACCTTTCCATGTTGAAGTAGAACTTGCTCCAAGAATTTCTGCAAATGCATATTCTCTTGTAGATAGAGTGTATTCGATTACGGATGTACCACTTGCATTAGGTGGATTAGAAGGTTTCGGTATTCCTAAATTTAAAGAGTTTCTAGGATACTGAGTGGTTCCTGTAGCAAACGCATCACTAGTTGTAGACATCTTAGGAACACCCTGTCCTGTCCAATATATTCTTTTGTACTGATCTTGCGTTATTGGAGATAACGCAACATCAACATCCTCAGAAAACTCTAACCAGTTATTCGCTTCATCTCCTGTATCTTGTCCTCTAAAAATTGTAGTAGCAGAACCAGAAGAAATCTTCAAAGGAGTAACAGTTGTATTTTCTTTAATAGGTTCTATTGCTCCAGAAAACAATCTTGTATCTTTTGCTTCCTCTGCTTCGTTAGGAGCAAGATTCTTTTTATTAACAACTGGTCGCATCCCAGAAAAGTTTTTAATAACTATCCCAGCCATTTAATTCCCCATTATTCGATTTCAAAACCACTTGGATATTCGATATCCCAAGGGTCAGATTGATTTGTTATATCTCTTAAGTCCTGAATGTATTGATCTAAATATTCAATTTCATCTAGTTGATCTTTGTTTAACCTTTCAAAAGCAAGATATCTAAATACTCTCCATTCAACAGCTTTAATTCTTTTATCTCTTTCTGCTCGGACTTTTTCCCATTGCAACCTTGTGGCTTCTTCAGTATTGTCTAAAACTCTCCACCCACTTAAGTCCCATCTTAAAAGTTGCAAGTGTGTAATTGTTGGGGGGTCTGATACCTCTGCATAACCAGCACTCGCTATCTGTTCTGGTGTAGCACTAGCACTTTCAACTCTATCTCCATTTTCAAGATTAATTTCGTCTGGAAGAGATTCTGTTGGATAATTACCTTCATACGACCACATAAAAATTACCTCGCATTGTATGGGAAGTTTCTATTACTTCCCCAAATAATTCGTACAGCTCCATTTTGCCCATCTCCACCTCTGCGGTTTAAAGCTCCGCCACCGCCACCACCAAACATACCGCCACAAGCACCTTTACGAGCATTATCTGGGATACCACTTGTATCTTGTCCCTCATAACCTGTAACAATATAAATGTCAATTTTTCCTACGTTATCTCCTATTCTTGCAATATCAACATCAAGTTGTTTTAAAAAACGACTAGAGTGACTTAAATTTTGTTGATAAGACCTTAACCAGTAGTAACGTCCATAGACATCATAGCCACTACTTGTTTCTGCATAAAGATACCACCCAGCATATTGACTACCAGCGTTACCACTACCATCGACATTGCTTCCAGTTGTATTAGAAGGAGTACCATTATTATCTCTATTCCATACTCCCCCACTAGTGCCAGTTCCAACTGTCGCCCAAGTCATATTATTATAATTCGTTGTACTAAAAGACTGTGTGCTATGTATAGAATCATTATTTCTTTGATAACTTGAAACACTAGTATCGAAAGTATGAGAAAAATCTTGAACTACATTAGTGCCAGCAGAATCCGAAGTATGATACGGTCTTACGTTATCAATTTGAATATCTCCCTTCCAATAATTACTACCTGTAGTACCATTTCGATAAACAAATAAAACATAGTAATATACTGAACCAATAGATAAGAGACTAGCTGATGAGCCGACAGGAGTAGTACCACTCACTCTATATTGATACGTTGTATAACTAAATGTTTGCCAGTTTTGATCTGTTGTTACACTAGTTCCAGATTGACCTCTACCTTCTACTGAACCAACATAATAAAAGTTTTGTTCAGTACTAGCATACGTTGTTGGCTTATAACTGTTTCTTGGGAACGCATCTCCACCATGCGTTCCTAATAAATGTACTCCTTGTACAGAACCATCAATTCCAGCTTTAGCCATTCGACCAAGCATAATAGTGTCTGATGCCGAAGCATCAAAAGTATTTCCAGTAAATAAAGTCATTCCAGCCGAACCATTAGTACGACCAATATTTGTAGGTACTGTAGTGTTTCCATATTGACTCGTTAAGTTCCAATCTGAATATTCCAAACACTTTTGAATAATGTCTGCTGTTGCTTCATTAACTGTAGTGTCTAATCCAAAGATAGAAGTGCCACCACCACCGCCAGCTAGTAAAGCACTATTCGCAGTTGGAAATGTGGAAACACCATTAGCACTTGCTCCTTCTATAGCTTGACCAAACCAATGTTGAGTATAAGTGCGGTCAGTTATTGCAAGAGAAGCACCACCGCCACCACCGCCAGATAAACCAAAATGTGGAAACATCAGAATGTGTTCCCAACTATAATTGTAAGAACCTGTCATAGAGTAGTTACCCCCTATATGGGTATGACCACCTCCATGACCGCCTTGTCCATTTCCTTTAAAGTAATATTGATAACCACCAACCTCATCATCAAAACGATTATTATAAGTATTTCTGTTCTGCATTAGGATTGGGAAACCCATACCTGTATGATTTGGACAGTAGAGATAAAAAATAGTATTAATGTTTGTTTGAGCAAAATTTAAGATAGTTCTTTTATTGGTTGTATCAACTGTGTAATCACGAATATTTACAAAACGATCCATCGGACTTGAATCATCAACAGCATCATGTACACCTAATATAGTCCCAGCAGTAGTAGATATCTCCCTGTCTCCAGCAGTACCACCAGATGATGTACCTTCTCTGTTATAACCAATTCTTATTAGATGATTGCCATTAGTAAACGAGTCGTCTGACCAATCAAATACAATAGTTCCATTAGATAACAGATTTACACCATTCGCTGACCAACTACTGTCATTCCAGTAATTAGCAGTTGGCATAGAACTAAAGTTTTGTGATGCTCCTTCTGTTATTCCTTCTGTTCGTTTAAAATAAAATTTACCATAGCCAACTGCGACTTTAATAATAGTAATATAGTGATTCGTTACTCCATCAGTACCATAACCCCCAGCACCGCCACCGCCACAAATTTCAGAAGCTATCTCTCCAAAATCATAATCACTAGAGCTTATATTAGGCACTTTTGGGTCGCCACCACCGCCTTCTCCACCGTAACCGCCACCAGAAATATTTATAATAGAAGGGTCAATTTCATACGGAGCAGATGTCGCCCCGCCAGATGAAGAATCAAGATTTATTCCCCATCTATAATTTCCATAAGTAGCATTATTTCTATAGTTATAACCTACAGTCTTGGCATTTTCTCTTATGTTTTTAACAACGAAACCACCGCCAGCTTTAATTAGAAAACTTGCATCGCTTGTTCCATTTCTTATTCCAGAGTCTCCACCATCAATTCCGAGAAACTGCCCAGAACCGCCACCATCATTAGGGGTTTGATTTGAAAGAACTCCATTAGAACTGCTTGTGGTAGTCATTGTTCCTACAGAAGTAGCATAGACAACTCCTTTAGCATCAACATTGTAACCACCACCTTTTCCTACTTGAATAAGATATGTTTTACCACCGCTTACAGGCATGTTATTGGAGTACGCTAACGCACCTCCACCGCCCCCAGCGATACGAACTTTATGATCTAAATCATAGGTATAAGGCGAATTTGGTACAGACAATCCAGAAGCACCTCCACCAATTGCTACGATAGAAACTTGATGTACGTCATCAGGACAAGTCCAATAATAATTTACATGAGTAGCGTTTGCTGTACTGCCTGTATCTACCCTTTGAATACTGCCAGTATTGTTACCACTTGCATAAGCTTGCTCTACAGTAAAGACTACTTCTCCTTCTGTGAATACTGGATATTGATTATCAAGAGTGGCATGATAAACATCTTGAATTTCAAGTCGTCCGTCTGTTTCAGTCGGGCTTATGTTTTTTGCAGTTCCAATAAACCCTCTATTTCTGTTGTAAACCATTTAACTAATTTCCTCATAAGAAACTGTCAGCGTTACTAAATTGTTTGCATTTGCTCTACATTGAAGCCTATGCCCTTCTGTTAAATAAATAGGTGTATCTGATGAAATTAGAGTAAGTGTAGTTTGTGCTGGTAAATCATGATCTCGTACAATATTTAAGAGAATACTTCCACCATCAGTTGCATAAAGAACTCGTACAGTCCTCAAATTTGTAGAGATATTGCAAGCAACTATACTGTTAATTTTAAAAACTTTACCGCTATTAGCACTATTTGTAACTGTGGAATTCGCACCCGCTGTTGTAAGAAGAAACGTTGCTACCTTTGCTTCAATACTGGTTGCTGTAACAATATTAGGATTAGCCATTAGCTTATTTCTTCGTAAGAACAAACAACATCTACGGCAGAACTAGTAGAACCAACACGAACTCTTAAATCCCGATCTTCTGGGAGATAAATCATGGCACTTTTTGATGTAAGAACAAAATTTGTTCTTGGGGGTAAATTCACTCCGTGAACTAATGTACTGAGTGTTGAACCACCAGTGTGTTGAGTAAGATCACAATATATCTGGTTTGATGCACCAGCACCTCTATTACAAAATATGATTGTATTAATTTTAAAAATCTTATTGCTATTTGGATTATTAGTTACAAGAACCTGATTACTTGTGGTTAAACTAGATTGGTAAGATGTTTTACCATATATATTTGCAACATTAACTATATTAGGGTTTGCCATTTATTAACCTCTTATCCAAAGACAATTGCCATAGCAATTGCTTTCCCAGTAGAAATTCCAGCATCATCAAAGCTAAGAACTCCATTGCCATCAGTCGTTAATGCTTGACCAGTTGTTCCGTCTAATGACGGCAAAGTAAATTTATACACATTGCTTCCCTGATTGCCATTGGTAAATATATTACTTGTGTTGACGTGATAGAAAACATATTTATTATTAGTAACTTGAAATCTAAATGGGTCGATGATTTGGTATGGTTTAGATTGAAGAACTTCGAAATCAACACCACCTCTTAAATTTCCACTACGAAATGAACTATTTTGAAGAGTAGCGGTTGCAGTTCCAAAACTACTAGTCCCATCAAACACAGAAGCAAGGCTAGTAGCTTCTGCTGTTCCAGAACTTTGACCTAAATAGATCGTAGCAGTACCAGCAGATATTTCTAGCTTGTCATTATTTAAATTTGTAAAGTTCGCATCAACTTCATTATTTGTTAATGGACTTCCTTTGCCTGATCGAGTTGTAATCGTAGCCATATTATGATGCCGATAAAGTAATTGTCCATGTTAAAGATAGAGTATCTGAAGCACCTTTGTTGATAACCGAAAAGGTTGTACGGCAGAGCATATCTCCACCAGATGAAGCATTAAATAAACCAGCTTCTGCAATTGCTCCTGTCCCATCTCCAGCTTCAAAGGAAGATACATATTGAACTGACTCATTGTTTGAGCCTGTTATTGTTGTAGAGTCCAAAGCTTCCCTTGAACCCAGAGTAGTTCCTAAGTCTGTATCTGATGCAGAAGGGGCTGTTGAGTCTGAACCAACGCCCATGTGAGACATGACGTTTTTCGCTGTACCTGTCATTCTACTGATAGCGTAAGCTAAACCAGAATTTACAACAAGGTTCTCAACTGTTTTGCTTTCTTTGATATTTCCATTTGCATCTCGTAAAACAATTTTTAATTGTCCACGAATATTCATTTTTGACACTATCAATTTATTTACTCCTATTAAAATGTTTGTGTAGATTCAACGTAGTTCCCATTACTTCCGTCAAAATAATCTGTCGCATAATCTTGAAATTTAATTTCTCCAGAATCACTAAATGCCATTGAGTCTGTTTTACTAGGCTGTGGGTTCAGAACCAGTACATCTGATGCAGTAAACAAATCAGAGAAACTATCTCTTTCAAAACTAATTGCTAAACTTTCTGAAATGCTGAACGTATCATCTGGCGATCTAAAGAAACTTGCGACAGAATTAACTTGATCTGTAAACGAAGCAGAATTTGATAAAGGTTTATCAGCATCAAAATTAAGCTGTTCAGATATAGTAATCGTTTCAACAAACCCTTTAGCTACAGATGCAAATAGTGCATCTGTGGCGACAAAAGAATCTGTTAACGGTCTTGATAAGCTAAAGCTGACACTTTCAGAAATAGAAAATACATCGGAAGCAACTTTGCTAAAGTCAAAACTCAACACTTCTGAAGCACTAAATCCATCAGCCAATATTTGGACTTTTACAAAATCTCCCTCTAAGGCGGTAACTACAAGCTCAACAGCATTGGCACTTGTTGATATCTCGTTTGCTAAAGAAGAGAAACTTAAAGACGTTACATTAGAACTTGAATCTAACGAGTCGGCAGAATATGTATAACTTAATTGAGTAGCATCTGAACTACTTGTAATATAGTTTGCATCAAGGCTACCAACTAACTTTGTAACTGTAGCTGAAAAGCTGGAACTCATGCGAAGTCTTCACGAATCTTAAACTTAATAGGGTCAAATATTGTTTGCCTAGTTGAATCATCGAAGACAACTTCAATCTCTCCCTCGTAGTCTCCAGCATCTTGATTTAAATCTGTAGACTGCCAAACTACTGTCGCTAAACCAGCAGAGCCATCTGTTATAACCATCTGACGACTAAACAAAGTTGTACTTGAACCTACTGCTCTAAAATGCAAAGTGACAGTAGCACTTGAAATATCAATAGGAGATTCATTCTGCTTGATCGTGAACTGTACTTGTGGCTTTGTATCGCCTTGAACTAATTTAATTTTCTCTGCCATTTTATAATCTCGGAATATTAATCTTTACGTTTGAACGAACAAACCCTTTTGTTGCCAATTGTTTTGTTTTATTAATACCTTGAACAAATCTTTGTAAATGAATCCCAGCCATTTGTGGGTTTGTAAATTTATTATTTGGAATCATCATTAATTTAGACAAAGCACCATCTGCAATAATCTCTGCATAGTCTTCGTAAAAAACATCCTCTACTGTAGTAGCATTTCGTGTTGGCTTTAATGCAACTCGCATCGTTAAACTTTGAGCCACAGTTTCATCAGGAACTGGTAGCAAAGTAAATGTTCTCTCATCTTTTTGAAAAATGTTTCTTGGCTTGCCTGTTACTACACTATTATCTTTGTTTGCAAACCTGTTATAAATTGTTGGGTCTTTTATTCCGTCAGGAGCAATTGGCTGTAACGACTGTCCTTGACACCATGCATTGACAATTTTAATAACCAAGTGATTGTTAATCGGTGGCTCAAAATCATAATCAGAAATATCTTTTACAATTGTTACTGGGTCGTGATCTCTTTCTAAAATCATTGTTCTTTCACTAAACTCAATAATAGAACTCATTAAGTTTGTATCAATTGTAATCTCAGGACATCCGCTAACATGAGGAACTATGTATGGATAAAAACTTGTTAAGGTAGCCATTACGCATCTGCTCCAGCTTCTTTAGGCGGTACTCCAGATTGATTCGCAACATTTGGAGAACTCACATATTTCATTCGTTTATCAATCCCAATAGAACTAGCAAACAGATTAAAGTGTGTAACTGCTCTTTGGGCATTACCTGTATACTCTGCATCTTTGCTATATGCTCGATACAGAATGTAATCGTATAAAGTGTTGGTGTGTAAATCTTCTTTTGCCAACACAGTAGTAGAATCTAAGTCTGATGAACCAACATCAACAGGAGACTTAGAATATAGAATCTCTAGTTTATGCCCACCGCCTGATGCTGGTGGATATACATAAAATGTTTTAGGACTTCTTTCATCAAACATAAAGTTGACGATTGAAGTTGTCGATGTTGTAGAATGCCAATCAGGATTTTGTGCATCAAGAACTTCACGCTCTACAAGTCTTACAACTCTGCCAACTACATCTGATGAACTATAATTTCTAATTGCATCAATAAATCTATTACCATCAGAAGGTATAGATTGTTTTGTTCCAGCAACTAAAGCAACTGATGAATGCTCTGAATAAATGTCAGGCTTGTTAATTGCAAGTTCTCTTCTGCCATCATTTAAATAACGCAAAAGTTCAGCCGATGTCCAACGCACATTCCCAACGTCTTGTAGAGTATCAGCGACTCTAGTAAAAATATTATTCGGTGTTAAAGCCATTTTTATTTATCCAAGTAACATAGGGTAGGGGGGCAAGCCCCCCATCCTATTAACTAAGGGTTAACCCTAACCTGGGTAGCAGAATAGCTCTGTCAATGCTTCTGGCTTAACAACTTTATAGCCATACACATTTAGACCACGAACAATCTGTCCGAAGGTTGAGGTAGAACGCAATGTTTCCATTCTCGTAAACTGAGAAGCGAATGTGATTGCATCTTTTGTACCAGCAAACACAGATGTTGCTGTTGAAGTACCACTATCTTCATCAGCAATACTAGCTTGCGTTGGTAAAAGATTAGAAACATAAAGTGTGAAACGATCAATCATTCCTAAACGACCATTTCTCAAAGGAGTCGTTTGATCTCCTGTGATAGATGCATCTTTTAAGTCTGACTGCTTGATACGAGAAGCGAACCAAGCTGGAACAACTAACCATCTTCCATCTTCTGGTGCATTCTGCTCATCAAGTACTTGACCAAGCTCAACGATATGAGAAATAACATCAGATGTTTGAACTTTTCTACAAGCTTTAGAACCGCCAGTAGATGTTCCTAAATTGATGTCATTTGATATTCTACCAGCAGTAGAACCAATGTTATCAGCAGAGCCAGCTCCAACAAGTCCAGAAAGAACTTGTGTGTCAACTGCAATCTTCATTTGCTGAGAAGCATCGCCAGTAAAGATATCCATAAGACGAAGATCGGCTTGCACCTCATCGACATCATCAACAACCACTTGAAAGTACTTACCTTTGTCTATCAAGAGTTCTACTAAACTTGTAGTAGGAACTTGATTGGCAAGAGTTTCGCCTTTCTCATAATCATTGATTGTGATAGAAGGTACGGTTCTGATCTTGACCTTATCGCCTTGATCTCTGATCTCTCCTTCGAAATCATTGTTTGTGATTTCGGAAAGAACAGTCGTATCGTAAAATTTAACTTGAAGTTTACCTGACCAAATCTCAGGAATAAACTTACCTACATACTCGTCTGTGGCTCCATTTCCATAATAGCCACTTGTAATTGCTAAAGACATAATAAATCTCCACTAAAAAGAATTTGACTAATCAGCCCGAATTCTTCCTTCGGACTGTGCTTTAAAAATATCACGCTCAATCCTTTCAGCTTCAGCCTTATTAATTTTTCCATTTCGAACTGCATTATAAAATTGTGCTAATTCTCTATTAGAATAAAATTTCTTTGCTGGGGGTACGTTAGTTTTACCCGAAGGTTTCGGACTAACTTGTTCCTCCAAAGAAGGTTTTGAAGTTGAAGGCTCTGATTGTTGTTGCCCAAAATAATCAATAAAGAAAGTTGCTACTCTTCTAGCATCTCTGTTGCTTTCTGCCTGACTTAACAATTGTTGTCTTGTTTGACCAGAGTACTTGTCTACTTCATTTAACCAAGTTAAAAACCCAGCATCTTCGTTGCCTTGTCGCCAACTAGGAAACAATGTATTTAACTCGTTATAAAATGTAAGTTCTTGAGAATTACTTTGCTGTTTTTTAATAGTGTTTAACTCTTGTTTCAAAGTGTCTACTTCTGTGTTACTACCTAAACTCTCTGACATAACCTCTCTCGAAGCTTTTTTCATTACTTCAATAAGATCATCTCCAAACTGGTCACGATCTTCTTGGCTAACTAAAGGCTTGACTTCTTCTTTAGGCTGAGTTGTCAAAGTTTTTAAGTTTGTAACTTCAGAACGCAAAGACTCTAATTCTTCTTTTAAACTTCTATTTTCTTGTGCCATCCGTGGCACTTCAGCATTGTACTTACCTTCTAACACTTTGTACTTCTGTTCAAAGTTTGGTTCTGCAACAGGTGTTATACTCTCTTCAACTTGCTCAGGCTGTGCCTGTGCAACTTCAGGTTGTTCAACTGCTTGTTGCTGTGTTTCCGTTTCAGAAGGTGGGGCTACAATATTTGTAACCATTTCTCTTTTTACTTCTGGTTTCTTAGGAGCTTCTTCTGAAGTATTCCCATACAACTCGCTGTGAAGTTGGTTTGCAATTTTCTCAGCTTGTAGAACTGCTTTATTTTTTCTAGGCATTATAATCTCCGTGAGCCTTCCTTCGTGCATAGGAGCCTTTTCAGGTTTTCCAATTGCCTACGCAAAGGTATTCTCGGTTGGTTAAAAAAATACTACTTAGTTAATTTAATTAAGTCTCGTAGAGCAAGAGCATAGCCTTGCAACTTGTGAGTTTGAATTGTCTGTCCAGACTCTTCTAACTCTTCAAGTTTTGTTCTACGCAACTCAACTAAATATTCGATGAGATCATTAAACTCGTTGTGTTGTTTTAATGATCGAATTGTTTGATTGATTGGCTTCACTTTTTGAAGCTATCTTTTTGCCATGACATACGATCAGGACATCCACCCATACCGCCATGATAATATCCAACAGTACCGCCATGAGCTAAAAATTGAATAGTTTTACCATCATCTAAATCAGTAACTAGTACTTTTGACTTAGGCTTCTTTAATGTTCCTTCTGATGTATATTCAGATGATTCATTAGAGGTATTATCTTTTTGAGATGCAAATGTAGTTGTCTTGCCACCAGCAAAGTCTCTGGTTTTCATACCGTTAGAATCCATTTCTGTTGCATTGGGCATTCCATATGTAACTTCTGATTTCTTGACACCAGTATTTAAAGCCAAAAGACGTTCAGTAAGTGCATCCTGTTTATCTCTTCGTGCTTTATCTTGTTTCATTAATCTTGTTTGAATAAAGGCTCCTAGTCCTCCAGCTACTGCGTTTCCAAAACTCATTGTTGTATCTCCCCTTGTGGCGGTTGTTGTGGTTGTTGCGGAGCTTGCTGTGGTTGTTGTTGTTGCATAGCCATTAACTGTTGCATTTGTTCTTGTGCTTTAATCGTTTCAGGGTCTGGAACTAACTTGTCAACATCCATGTTCAATACTTTTGCAATCTCCCGAAGTAACTCTGCTCTTCCAGTTTGACCCATGATCTGAAGATCAACAGGATTCGATGTAAGTTGTAAGAACTCGTTTCTTCTTTGCTGTACAGATTCTTTCAATAAAGTCTTAATGATTCCAGATGCTACGATCTTACAATCTCCTTTGATTGTTGGGTCGTCATCATAAATCATTATGTGATCGTACAGACGTTGCAATACATCTCCGACTGCTTGGTCAATATTTAAAATAGCTTGCTTGATTCCTTTAGAAGCATTCTCCATTAACATAGATAATCCAGAAGCTGTACGTCCAGCACCAGATACAGCAGAGCTTCCATAAATATAATTTGGAACTCCTGTTACTTCATCTGCTATCTTTTGGAAATACTGATATACATTTAATAATGTTTCCGCATTCATGTTTGGTTGATAGAACTTAATCGCTGGCTGACCGCCACCAGTTCTATCTGATGTTGTCTGCCATATCTTCCACGGATACATCTTTGTTAAATCTTCTCCCTCTGGTAAACGATCAACGCTTACATCTACTTGAGGTGCAGAAGCGAGTGCCATGTTATTTGCCAACGCTCTAGCAGAACCGTTACACATAACCTGAACATCTCTCATAATCTCAGGAAGACCAACTCCCCAAAATGCATTTGGTATCTGTTCAAAAGAACATTTACTATATGGTCTGCGATGTAATGGGTCTGTGTTCATTGCACATTTAATTACTTCTGACCCAACTATCCACACATTTACTTCATATTCTTTATAGTCTTCCACATCTGTCATACCATATTCTTTAAGCATATGACCTGATACATTTCCCCAGAACTCAATACCTTCAATTAATTCTGTACCAATTAACGTATTGTTTCTTCCTTCAAGAAGACTTCTTTCGGAATCGGACTGTATCATTTCTCTAAGTCCTGTGTTTCCGTATTGCATTAAAACTTGCTGGATAACCTCTTTGTTAAAAGAAGGCATATCAATTAACAGTTCTAAATCTTTTCTCGTGAACTGATGTCTTTGAATAATATATCCGTCTTGCGGAGTAACTGCGTTTGGAGAAGGAAAGATATCGTATGGGCTAACTCTTTCGAAGTCTTCAATAATTTCTTCAGAGACTTCTGGGTCAAAGCTGTCTGACCATTTTAAAAACTTCTTCTTACGAATAATCGGAGCTTTGATAATTGCACATGGAAATGTAACGAAGTCATAGATTACTTCTGACAACATATTCTGATAACCAGACTGTTGCATCTTATCCATCATTCTTTTTTCCATTGCAAGAGCAGACTCTTTTGCCTGAGCTTTAATCTTCTCTTGTACTTCAGTATAGATCTCATCTAATCGAATCTCGACAGCTTTTGGATTAATCTGCTGTCCAGCCATTTGAACATTCTCTGCTTCAGATACAACTGTATCTACAATCTCTTGTTCATAGTACACAGGAACTTCAGGCTCTACAGTTGGAGTAAGTGACCAGCTCTTTTCTCCAGAAGAGAACATAACGTCTTTAATCCAACTTTCAGAAGCACGACACTTAATATCTGTGAGCATCATAAATATATCTGAGCCACCAGTATCTCGAATGCCAGCTAACTTGTCAGGGTCATACTCTCCTCTCCTTTGTCTTTCACAGCGTAACAATCTTTCTGTTATATCAGACTTAGCAGTCTTAGCTTCTTCATAACAACGAAGAACATAATGTGCTAAAGAAGAGATTACAATCTCGTCTTCTATTGGAGATTCTTCCTGAATTGAATTTAATCTTTGTGAGTTTAGTGCCATTTGTTTACCATAACTTTCTTCTCGCCCAATAATTAGCAGAGAACTTATCATCCTTTGTTAACTTGCCAGACTTATCTCTTATCCCAGCAGAACGCTGTAAATAATTCTTCCTTCTCTTTTCACTTTTGTGTTGCCTAAAATCTTGATAATCACGATGACCAAACGAGACTAACTTAACCTGATCTCCCTTTTTGGCAAGAACAATCATTTTCTTTTTACTGCCAGCAGGAGCTTTCTTTGGTTTGTTAAAACCAGAAAAGGTGTGACCTCTATACTTGATCTTTCCGTTTTCTCTTTTGATGTCCGATGCCTTTGGCATTTTCTAACCTTTCCATTATTTGTTTATCTCGTATTGATTCACTTGCTTTTAAAATCCAATGAAAAACATTTCCATCTCTTTGTTTATCGTAGACAGGACGAGTCCGTCCCTTTGGAACTTCCCACATTTAATAACTCCATATCCAAGGTCTTGTGTCGCTTTGTCCAATATCAAGATGGATAAACCGACCCTCGACCGCTCCCTTCTGGGCTATACCAATTCCTGTAAAGACTTGCATACTCATTGCATGTTCTAATAAGCAATGGGCATCTTTACCGTGAACTAAAATGTCACAGGCTAAACCTGTTGTATGCATTCCAGCTTTTTTCTTTTTTGCTTCAATAGGATGTGTCTCATGGCGATAGCCACTTGAGATCAACATCGGCTGACCGTATAACTCACGAAGCTTATTGAGAAGATCTAAAAAGTCTTGCGACATATTTTCTTCTCCAGTATGTGAGCATACAAATTCTTGTCTCGTGAAGTACTTCCCAAAATTTGTCATACCTTTGGTTCCTTCTTCTCCATGATTTCTTGTAACTCTCTACTCTTTTCTTTACTGCCAGTTGATGAACCGAAGTAGTAATTAATACATGACATCAATGCTCCTGAGAGCAAACCGAGGATGTACAATGCGATTTCATAACTCTTGCCTTCGGTAATGTCTAAGAACAAGATTGCTGTCATCATTCCGAAAGTAAGGAGAACAATTAGTATGGCGAGACACGGTACGATGATCTTATTTATAAAAGGGGCGAATTGAGATGTGGCGACACGGATTTCTCTTTCCCTAGCACTTGCAGTATTTGCATGTTCCGCAGACAGACGAGCAAGCTCGCCAGTTTGTTCCATTTGCTTTAACTCTTTGAGAGCTTTTTGTTTTGCTTCAGGGTCAGGAATTAATTTGTCAACTAACTTCTCGCCTATAGGCAATAATGAACCAATTAAATTTAACATTACTTAGAACTCTCCATAATAGCGTTGTACAAGAACCAACATAGATAAAACAAAATTATTAATAAAACCCCAATGACCGAGCCAAGCTTGGAGTTATATATGAGAGCTTTCCTTCTTCGGATTCGATTATATTCCTCTTGTTCCTTTTTGGCTCTAATCTCCTCTCTAAGCTTTCGGAAGCGGAGCCATCCACTACGACCTCCCCATTCAGCAGTCCAATTCGAGCTAAAAAAATTGTAGAGTTCTTTTTCATGTTGGCGAATCTTCTCCTCTAAAATAATGATGTCGAATGCTTGATCGGTTGCACTCTTCGCTTTGTTGACTGCCTTTTTTAGTTTGGTTTTACCAAACTGCTTTTCTTGACGGACATGTTCTCTAGCATCTTCTATAGCTCCAGCGTACTTCTTAAGAGAAGACCATAGGGCTTCAGAATCATCTACACATTTCTTGATTGTCGATATGGTTGCCCCAGCAACGGATATAGCTGTGATGGGGTCAAGCATGACTTAAGCCTTTGTTACAAGACTTAACAATAAGACAATGATAAAGCCACAGGCTCCAATCATTATTGTCTCTAACCTTTTTAACCTACCTAACAAACCGTTGTAGCGTTCCGCACAAACTGCTTCGTGCGTAGTCAACCGCTTGTCAATATCGTTGACAATTTGTTCATTCACTTCGTATCCTTGTATAAATTATTGAAGGTTACTTCAGGGTCTTTGTAGGAATCATCCTGTTCAGCACAATGCGTAAATTGTGATGGTCTAAACGGTGGTGCTCCATCGCCTGTCTCCCATAAAGCTGGGGAAGTAACTCTTACTCTATTGTTTGGTAACGCTACTATGTTTCCTTTCCATTGCCCATCTGTTAAGGCAAGGACATGACTTTGTTTGTGTTGTGCTGGGCAATCTGCAATTTCACTTTCAGAATAATCTACAGTAAATAAATATCTTCCTGTATAAAACTCTCCATCAATTTTACAAAGCCACGGAGATGGTTTACATCTTGCAAGCTCAATAATTGAATGATGATGCGAAGGACAATCCCAAGGTTGTGCTAGATGGGTTTCCATTCTATCAGCCCATGAATCTAATGGCATATCACAAACTAATCCTGTGATTGGCATTCTTGCCCACATAGCACCACCTGTTACGTTTGGCTCTTCCGTAAAGTCTGTTTCACATCCAGTAAATATAATTTGAAAACTCAAACATCTATCGGGCATTGTTGTTACTGCTACTGCCAATCCATGTAAGAATTCTCCTTCGCCTTCATTGTGACCGTTAGTAAATTCTTTACGAACCCAAACTTTTGTATACGGAATATTACTTATAAGGTAAGCCATTACTTCATTCGACCCATGCGATTAATCGCTCCTCCTTTTGCATAACCTTTTTTCTGCATACTCTTTTGACCGACTCTACCACCGCCCATAAGCTTTTGCTTTTTCTTTTTGTCTTCATCTTTTTTCTTCATCACACTTGTGCCTTTAGCTTTTCTCATTTGATTCTCCTATTTTAAAAAAATTTTTATATCTTTCAACTTGCCGATATCAAATAAACCTTGATACCACTTTGCAATTGTTCTGTTAGAAGTAATTAGCTTTACGCAGTTTGATTTATCAACAACCACATACTTTTGAATAGACGGAAGATTCGGGTCTATCATGTCCAGCCGATTGCAGTTTTCTGGGAAATCATTCTTGCTCTTGTCTGACCCAACCCACTTCGTACTCGCATACATGCATACTGCAATGCATCTTGTATGTGAGACATATCATCTTTCAATGGTCTGTCACGATACCGTGCTGTACCAGATACCTTCAATCTTTGATACTGATACTTGCCGTTGAATCCTTTGCGTAATACTCTGCAACTCTTATTAAGGAGAAAGGAAGGCTTACCATCATTCATGCGTGTTAGGAAAAAAGCGACTGCTTCCCTTCTCGGCAACCAATCATTCGTACTCGCTATCTCTGTTGGAATACCAATCTCAAATAACTCTTGAATACATGTACGCTCGTCTGTCTGACTTCTTTGATTTCCAGCGGGGTCTGCGGTAGACACTCGCATGAAACCAGAATACTTATTTGTCAATATAGGTTTCACAATGTCAGAAGCAAATTGTCTAATACCCATATCTTCCGATATGATTTCTTCTAGCACCACAAGACTTCCTCTTGCAGTCTGTTGAAGAATTACACAACTAGGAGTCAAACCAAAGTCCCACCCCAAAATAATCGGTAGTCCTCGTATGGGTTCTATCTCTTCTTCTGCAACGTGAATCTTATCTTTAAACTCTGGGAACACAGGCTTACCATCTGAGGTTGTACCGTAGTTTCCCAAAACGAAAACATTTATCCACGATTCATCTTTTGCTCCCAGCATGTTGAGATAATAGTTATACCCATTCGGTAAGTTATCTATGTTCTCTGCATCTGGGTTTGGTTTATATTCATCTTCTTCTTTGTACAAGCCACCAGCTTGTCGAAAGAACTTCCACCCCTCTGGAGTTTCTTCTTCTGCGACTTTAAAATACCACGAGTCATCATCTGGAGGGTTCGTATCTAACAGGACACATGGGAAATGAAACCCACCATCCATCTTTCTAGGGAATCGTCCAACCCTCTGAGTAACCATGTCAAAGATTTCTTTCGGCACTTCCGAACACTCGTTAATCCATGCAATGGATGTTTCAACAGAACGAAGTCTTCCAGTATCTTGTACTCTGTCTAATGCCATAAACCAGACTTCTAAATGAAGACCAGTACCATCTCCGATATCATCTATATTCATTACAGATGTAATCGGGGTATCCCATTTAATCGGAGCTACGTTATACGGAAACCATTGCTCCCACGTTTTGATCGTTGTAGATTTTAATTCAGGATAAGTATTCCGAATCACTAATGCTCTACACTTGCGTACTCCGTCAGGAGAGGGCGGTTGTTGCAAGGCAAGGTTCAATATCTCTACACAGCAAGCGGAACTCTTACCGCTTCCTACGCAACCCATAAGACCTTTTACGAATCCTTTTGTGTTGTGAAACTTCTGAGCAACTTTCCCAGCGGGTTTGTAATTAATAATCTCACTCATGCTCTATACCTTCTGGTTTTCTTAGCAATCTTCTTAGGTTGCTTTGAATGTTGCTTTCCCTTCTTTGTGTCTTCTCTTTTTGCCTTTGTCGTCTGAGCATACTCTTTCGCTGTAAGAGCCTTAATGGCTTTCTCAGGCAAATACCTTTCTCCAGTCTCACTAGATTTCTTACCTGACTTTGTTCTCCACTTTTGCTTTCCCCACTTCTTCAGGCTTTTCTGAGGTTTTTTGAGTGCCATTTGATTCCTTATGCATTTGTGATAAATGTGTATTAATGTAGTCTTTTAAACTTCTTTGTTTTTTCTCGAATAGCTTTTTTAAAAAATTTTTTTGAAAGGCTTTTTTCATTCCAAAATTATGTCGACTAATCACGATAGCCCCCACCCTTTTGTTTATAGAGTCTCGCTAGGGCTTGGGCTTTCCGAGCCGACCACTTCCCACTAGCCGTTCCATAGGAGTTCGAATTTAAAATTTGTTGATACAGTCTTTTCCTGAGTGCTGGCTTCGTGTAATTGCCAGCAGAGTTAACCTTTGATTTCGCCTTAACCTTGCCACCTTTCTTGTATCCCATCTTCTCAGCAACTTCAGGACGTACTTGTTTTAGTTTTCTAATTCCAGCCCCTTTGGCTCCAGACGGTATTGGCTTTGGCATTATTGCTCCTCTTCTTCTCTATTAACGACATCTGTTACAGTTTCATCCAACTTTAAGTTAAATGTAATTCCTTGTGATACATGCTCCGTCTTAACGTCCGACAAGCTCGGCAAAGACTTATCAAGCAATATCTTGATTGAGTTAACCTGAGAGTTGGACAAGTCTACCTTGCCCTCAATATGACCCATCAAACGGTTAATCAATTGAGTGACCTGTATCTTCTGTCTACACAACTCACTATGTCTCGTATTTAATCTTCTAGCCATTTCTACTTATTCCTATTCTTTTGCAAATCAGATTCATCTGCCCATAAAAATGCACAGGTGTACTCCAGCTTGTCTCTGTTCATCTTGAACTGAGCTTTCGCAATATCATACCCATCAGACTTACCAACCTTGTAAGCGGTTTCCCACATATCAAACATCTTTGCATCGTATTTGGTCATCAACATATACGTCAGTACTATGCCAGCCATAAAAGTTAAAACAGGTGCGACTACATTCATTCAGGTTCCTTTCAGAGAAGTGCGTGTGGACATGCTCTATACATGTAGTTTTAGACCCCCGTGTGCATGTACCTGTGTCCACTAGGGGGGGTGTGCAAGGGCAACGGATTCTAAAACCGATGACCGCTAGCCAATACCTTTGCTCTTCAACGGTCTGTGACCACGATTAACCATGTTTCAGCTACCTCTTTTTTTACCCGAAGGCGAGGTATGCCTTTTTTTCTATTAAAACCGCACGGCATTGATGTTCATATGTCGTTGATTCAAATAAAGAAACGGAGCTAACTTATGCAAGACCACATCTTCTACGCAATCATCGATTTTCTTTGGATAACAGTTGTATGTCCATTAACAGCCTTCTTAGCATACGGCTGGTATTCATTAGAACTATTCGCTATATGGCACTACGTTGTCATGTTCCTCTTATGCTTTCCATCCATTCTTGCACCTTGGTTTCTAGCAGACTTTGGGCATCGCATACAGGAATGCATCAACCATCACAGAAAAATCAAAGAACTACGTTCCCTCACACGATGGACTTTCTTCGATTGATTACCACCTTCTCCTTTATCCCTGAAGGAGGAGGTTCCTCTTTTTCTATTAATGTTCAAAACCATAGGAGATTTAAATGAACATATCTACCATTGAAGTACCTACCGCTGATACCGTAGTTGACGTATCCCCAGCCACCCCAGCTCAAATCAATAGCTTGGTTAGCATGAAGCTAAAAACCGAAGATGAAGCTAAGCAGTTGACTAAAGTCGAAGCTTCTCGGTTAATCACGCAACGGCAAGTGTTTGCTAATACGCAACCCGCTGGTGGACTAGCTATATCTGCTAATCAGCAAGGAGCTAGAACGTTTCCCACCGCTATGGATTCGGAAACTGGTGTAACCACTTGCAATCTTGGAGAGACTCGTAGGTCTTTGCAGAATACGCTGTTAATCAAAGAGCTTATGGCAAACATCGTAGAACTGGATACGCTTGTTGGCACATCCGATGGCGAAGTAACCGAAGAGCATCAGACGTTGCTTAATCAACTGAAGATGGTTGCTATCAAACTTGGGAAAGTCAATATGCTGACATCCCATCTCGTGGACAGCGTTTGCGATTCAAACAAAGATGCTGACCGCAAGGCTGTGTCTGACTTCGTGAATCGGGTCAAGATACCAAACGTTGGCTAAACCTCGATTACTCGATACCGTGGCTGAAGTACACGGTATCGAGTTCACTTCTTATCGGAGTTCACAAGCCTGATTCACACTATTTCCACAAGGAGAAGCAATGAGTTACAGCTACAAACAACGCAAAAAGAATCTTAAGCGTAAGACTAATCAACCACAACCACGAGGTAATTATGCATACTAGAAACGCAAACTACGATTTAAACACTTTCTTTGGTTCACGAACTTTCTCAAGTTTAGGTGGGCTGTTTCCTAAATACGAAGTATCAGAAGGTGTTGCACACCTGATGACTACAGCACAAGCATCATGGTTTGTAACAGACTGTGTTGCTTTTCATTCCGTGAAATGTAAACCTCAAGACGGACTCATTGTATGTCAGCTTGTTTGTGACCCTCGCATGAGCGGTGGAGACAAACAACAAGACGGTTTCTTAATGATAACCGATGGGGATTACAACGTTCTTCATAAACAAACTTATGATTCTGTTAACTTAGAAGACGGTAAATACGAAATCTGGATTCAGTTTAACGGAGATGGTTTCACAGTTTACTTGCCTTCCGAGCATTGATACACCAACTATTGTGTGCTGAGGACTTCGGTTCTCAGCCACTATGGTTGCGTGTTGACGAGACTAACTCACACTATTCCCACAACCATTCCTTCCCCAACCCTCAAAGGGGAAGCACATCCCTTTTTTCTATTACGCAGTACAACTTTTGAAACTAAGTGAAAGGAAAGTTATGGATAATTTAGACGATTTAATTGTTGTTTGGTCACAACCTCATGTAAGTTTTGGTGCTGAAACTCCTGAAGGATGTCAATGGACAAAGTTTCAGAAAGAACAACCTCCTGTATTTTTATGTGACGAAAATGGAGCGGTGCTTACATTTAAATCTCAGCAAGAGTTGTTTGATGCCCAACTGTTTAAAGCGGAAAACATTGATGACCTTTTAGATTATTCCGAAGCTGGAATATACATTACAACATTAAAACAATGTAAAGCACGAAACGAAAACTTCAGAATGTTTAGTTGGCACAGAGACGGCACGGAACAACCAGCTAAAACAGGTCGTATATCAAACATATTTTCTATAGTTAAAGATTAACTCAACCATCAAATCCACAGGAGATTACGATGAATAGATTTAAAAATCCTATCGTTTTAAATAAACGAATAGAGTCTACTAATAAGAATGCCGAGACACTTACGTTTGACTGGCGTGTCACACATGGAACGAATCGTTTGTATCCAACAAACATGGGTACACAAGTATGGATGAAGTTACTTGGTAATCACAACAAGACACTTAGTCCAGCTCAACTTATGCACGTTGTTAATAGTGACAAGTTCAACGTAGAGATTAACGCATCACTTGATTAGGAGATACGAATGCCTATTGACCTTCGCACAGATGCACAGCCCTTGAAGAAAGCTCTCAAGGAAATACAACAAGTAACACATAGTGTAGATAACGACATGAAACCTATCGTTACTAAAACAAACTATCAATGTTGCCAAAGCTGTGGTTGCAGTTTCATCGCTCATTATTATGGCGAGAATTGCGACTACATTTTTTATCACAATCAAAGCAATGAATCACTCAAAGCTTGGGGTTGCACCATGTTGTATCACACAATTGAACCTACTAGTCGTAGATTTGTTGTCGACACTCTTCGCAAACATGATTGCACCGTTAACTGGGATGGATGTGAACACACAGCCATTGAAGTTATGGTTCCCAAAGCTAAAGAAATATTAAAACCTGAACATTGGGTAAAGGAGATTCCAAATGAACAGTATTAGTGATATTGAAATGGAACCATTAATCCCTGATTGTTGTATGTGTGGCAAGTCTTGTCGTAATGACGAGACTGGCTGGCATTACGGTCATAATCCAGACCCTTTTTGCACACCTGAAGGCAGATGTTGCGATGAGTGTAACAAATTAGTTGTTGCTTATCGTATACAAAAGTTTAACGAATTGAAAGGAACTGTATGAATAAGCGAAATGATTATCCAAAAGTCGAAGTAATAACGAGAAAGGAAGTCAAAGTCACTAAGCTGAAAATTAGCTTTACGATAGCAACAGACACAACAATTTCCGAAGACAAGCTTTTGATGGAATTGAGATGGCTTCTAAGCGATATTAAGATTCCTCACTCAGATTTTACTGGAATATATTTGGCTCCAATAAAGATAGATACAGTAGATTTAGTCCCAGAAGATACGAGAGTTTTTGCGACTCAAAAGGTAGAGAACTTTTTCTACATGAAAACCGCAGATTCTATTGCAGATGGAGAATGGGAAGAACTAGAAAATCCGAGCGGAATAGTAGCAACTTCTGAACCAACAATTACTAATGATAAAGAATGGAGCTTTTATGAACGATAACATTGAAACCATTACGTTCACAGTTAAGTACACCGTATTTACAGACTGGGAAGTTCAAGTAAGTGTCCCAGCATACGAACTTACGCAAGAGCAAATGCAATTACTTGCTAATGAAGAAATTGGTTATTACGATTTACCTGAATCACTCAGAGATGGTTGCGATTTAGATAGTAACTTAGCAGACACCGCTGATATGGGACGACCAATAGGACATGCACAAGCAATACATGACCAAAGTTTAGCTAACTTAGAATTTTACGACATCACAAATGTAGAATTCGAAGATAGTGATGGTAAGTCAGTTGAACTAGAACAGGAGGATACACTATGACTGACGAATTTTATGAGTGGCTCAACCAATGTCCTGTCCAATGGGTACGATTAGGAACAAAAGGAAGTCTTCATTTAGAATCTGCTACATATGAATTTTATGCAGATACCGAAGACACCGAAGACGAACAAGGAGACTTATGACCACATGAATTACAATACTGCCAAGCAAATTGTTGGCTCTGACCTTGGACAAGCTTCCAAGATGCCAACAAAAACTTGGGGTATTTCTGCAAGTAAGTGTGTTACTGGAATCAAACTTTCGAAATTACCAAACAGCTCTTGTTATTTTTGTTATGCAAAGAATAACAAGTATTCAACTCCTGTGGTAATGGACTGCCATGAACGTAGACTACAAGGTATTGAACATCCCCTTTGGGTTGATGCAATGGTGTACCTCATGCAGTTTCATTCGCTGTCTGACTTTCGTTGGTTTGATTCTGGCGACATACAAAGCTTAGAACATTTGCAAAAGATTGTAACTATTGCCAGAAAGCTACCTCAAGTAAAGTTCTGGTGTCCAACTCAAGAACGTAAGTTTATTAGTCAGTTCTTAAAGACCGACACCATTCCCACTAACCTTGTTTTCAGACTTTCTCGTCCGTTCATTAACATGACCGTACCGAAGAAAGATTTATTAACTACAACAAGTTCTGTATTAACAAAAGACTTTTTTGCTAAGACTGTTTCCAATGCACGAGCTGTTAAGTGCATGGCAAAGTCTGTTGCAAAAGACCATCCCAGCTACGGCAAATGCGGTACATGTCGTGCTTGCTGGGATTCAACTGTAGACCACATCTACTACCTAAAGCATTAAATTATTAACAATAGTAATATTTAGTGTATAATGAACCTATCTACTTTAATTAAAGGAGAAACACTATGGATTTGACTTCCATGATGTCTGTCGAAACAGACACCCCTGTTGCACCAGCAATTATTACTGATACTCATACGAATTATGATGCTCGTTTTGCTTTGTTTCCACCATTGCCTGATGCCTTGAACTATCTTCCAGTAGCTAAGCCTGTTTTCTCTGAAGACATGAACGGTGTATTGACAGAGAACAAACATCAAGTCCAACTTTGGAATCCTAAAGTCAATGAGCCGATTCAAATTGTTGGCAACAAGTATACGTTTCATAACTTCAATGACTTGTATAGCCGTTATGTTCAATGCATTGTAAACTCTGACCTCAATCTTAAAGATATGCGTATTCAGTTCAAACCGAACTGGAACGCTTCATCTGTTGAAATATGGGTATCTTTGCCAGCACATAACTTTGAAAAATATCTGGGCGAGGAATCATTTATGCTTATTCGCTTGCGTGATTCACACAATCAAAGTAGTGTGCGTTCTGTTACCGCAGAGATTGTTCGTCGTTTTTGTTTCAACGGTTGTGTCTGGGGCAAAGAAAAATCTACATACATACAAGAGAAACATACAAGTAGGGCTGACCCATTGAGTCTTGCTGACTCTGCTAGTAAGTTTCCATCTATCCTTGCTAACCACGCTGAAATGATGGCAAGCATGAAAGATGTACATGTTTCCAAAGATGAATCCTTTGACTTCTTTAGAAGTACTATTGCTTCTCGTATTGTCAATGGCAAATCAAAAGTCAATGAAAGAGAAATGGAGCGTTGCAACCATCGTTGGGCAAAGTATCCCCAAGATGGAGAAACTCTTTGGAGAACATACAACGTGCTTACTGATTACTCTACTCACTTTACTACGAATGCTAGTGATGAAGTCCGTAAAGCGGAAGACCGCAGAAGTGAAGTACGTTCTGCTCTCAACACTAGTTGGTTCAGGTCAAAGCTTTTTAAAGCAGAAGCTGATGAAGTAGAAGTTTTATCGTGAAGTCAAACGATGTGTTGTTCAACATAATCATCATTGGTCTTTGTGATGCTCAATACGAAGATGACAGGGAACGATTCGAAGCAATCATTCAATGGCTTGATAAGGGAAGAGACTTTGGTTTCTTCTCTGTTGAGTCAGTTGATGAACTGCTTAACCAGTATCAAGACTATTTAGACAAAGACAAAGATGAACATAACTAAGGTTGCTTATGCTAACTAAAACAAGAAAGGTAATACGCAAACGTAAGTCTTCCAAGTTCAAGATGTACGACTATACTGCTGGACTCCTCAAGGAGTTCGGCAGATATTTTCTTAGCTTCTTAACTCGTAAGCATTACATTATCAATGACGTAATGGATTATCGACAAGAAGGCGAAATAGTAGACAGATGCTTTGAGCTTTACCTAAAAGAACATTCAGACTTATCTGACTGTCGTCCTGAAGATTTTAAACATTGTTCTTCTCAAGGACTTTGGAAACAAGATTGTCTCATTGATTACGACAACAACATTGCCTTCGGTATTTACCGTGGCAAGCTTGTTTATGCAACGCTAGATGAAATGCATCAAGGTTCTTTCAATGGTTCATTCGATAGTATTGCTAATCCAAATGTACTCAAGCCAATCGAGCTTGAAGACTTTACCGATGAGCATTACGAAATCACAAACTTTTTATTAAGGGATGCAAATGACTACGAAGTCCAAACCTTATGGTCGGAAAGCGAAAGCATGGGTGCATGTAAACCAACATAAGATTCGTGCTAACTCCAAACTACCTGACGATGCAACGCCTGAGCCTGTGCTTACAGTAAAGCAAGGCAAGCAAAACACTTATTGTTTTGAAGTTGAGTTCGAAGGCAAAACTAAATTTGTGTACAGCCCTGACAAACCAAAGCCCTGTGGGGCTAAGGTTTGGGCAGAGACTGATGGCAATGTAAAAATTATTAAATAGGAGAACGCTTATGGCATTTAATACCACAACGCTTTACCAGTTGGTCATCAATACAGATGATCAACGACTTCTTGCGACAACAAGAATCAGACAAAATCTTTTGTTCTCAAGTGCAGTTGCACTATTGACTGAGCTAACTAAATGGCATTTCATTCCTGAGCTTAAGAAACAAATAAGTTCTGTAAAGCCAGTACATATTGCTAAGTTAGACCCAGACTCGCACCTTGAGTTTTCAACTTACAACGATTGCTATTCAGGTTCTGTTCACATTATTAAACGCAGATGTACTGCTAGTAAGCAAGACTTTATGAAATTCTTTAATCGTTACTCCACACATGAATCTTTATTCATTACTCCTAAGAGAAAGGAATCAGCATATGAAGTCGAATGCTAATGACCACAGGTTAAACCTTGATGTTTATTCTAAGATTGCCGAGTCTTTGGACTGGGCAATGTTTACTCCGACAGGCAACAAAAAAGTTCAAAGAATATTTCAGCAAGCTTTACAAAGAGACAGAGGTTCTTATGCAGAACCATACTTTTTATTTGCATCACAAGCAGTAGCTAGACTGAGCAACAATAAAAACTTTGGAGAAGCAATGGACTCTGAAGTACGCAGAACTCTTTACAACCGCATCCAATATGTATTGGAAAAGTCTGACATGCTTAAATTCGGAGAAAGCTGGGACGACTATGTCTGGTAACAAACCTAAACGGTGCAAGCTATGTCACAACAGAGGTTACATTCATACTTACAACACCCAAATGGACGTAGATGAAGTACAACGATGTGACGAGTGTTGGTTTAACAGCCAACCTTGGTCACTTCCAAACGATGAAGTTGCATTCCAAGAAATGCAATTCACTAAGCAATACTGGTCAATTAAGGAGAACCAATGAAAAATAATACGCTAGGCACTATGCCCGTTAATGAACTCTTAGCTAAACTAAAATCTGAACCTGTGTTAGACATGTACTATCGCTTGCTTTTAAATTTAGTCGAAGACCTAGAGCTTATGGAATTCTTAGAAGAGGAGAACTAATGAATATCGAAAGATTTAAAACAATAATAGCTCAAATGAAAAGCCAACTTGACTTTCCGAAAGATGCACATGGTAACTACATAGGTCGATATGCTGTCTATGAAAATGACGAACATGGAGAGGTATGTTACGTTGAAGACATAAATGGTAATCCTGTAATTTTTGATGAAATAGAAGATGCTGTTTCATACATCAGAATAACAAGACAGCTACCTGTTCATAGCGAAGATGATTTACATGAGGTAGGTATTTATATTCAGTACATAGACGAGGAGAACCAATGAACGAACAAGTTTTAACAGTCGCTACTTTGAAAGAAGTAAGCAGACATGTATACAAGGGATACAACATTATTATTTACATTCACGAAAACGAAATTAAGGACGGTATTAAACTTAAAAAAAATGAAGAATGGTTATTCCAAAATTTTAGTTACGCAATAAATAAAAGTGACGAAATAACTGGCTTACCATTACTCGATGATCATTATCATTCATCAAAAAACTCAGATGGCGAATCAATGCATAGCGTTTCAGAATGTAAAGACAATGCAATGAAATACATTGACCTTAATGAAAATATTGATGTAGCTTTTTCCCAATACTTAAAGGAGTCGTAATGAATAATGGAGTTATAGAAGGAAACCATCATATAACCGAAGAGTTTCTTAACGATAATTACAAAGTTTATGAAGTTCCTGTCAGAGAAACTAATGACTTTGTTTTAACAGTAATAGCCGATAGCAAAAAAAATGCTTTGCGATGGGTGCAATCACACATTAATAGTTTGGAAAACGAATACTATTTGTCAAACAAGTTACATGTGCCAGTTGACTTTTACGCCCTTGATGATAAGAATCCATCAATAGGTCAAATTACAAAGAAAGAAACTGTTGATGTCAAACGCAAAATCAGGAGGACTTAATGTCTATAGTACAAAAAGTATTAATCGAACTTAAAGTTCCAAAAGATACAGTCTTCAGAGATGCAGACCATGATGCCATTGATACGTTTATACACGAACAATTAGCTAGATACTTTGTTACCAGAGCTAAAATCAAAGATGGTTTTAATATTAAACCTTTGAGAGATGGTCATAAACCAGCTCATGTCATATTGCCGAATGGTCGGTTCATTGAAAACTATGAAACCACAGATGTAATACTTACCAAAAAATACTAGGCTTTGGGGGGGAACCCCCAAGGCTTCAATCCTTGTTTAGGGTAGACACACTACTCACACTATTTCCACAAAAAAAACCAGCCCCAAAGGATAAACATATATTACGTTTGGAGACATAATGAAATATAAGAGATGGGGCTGGGAGGACATAAAGGAAATTAGTAATGTGGTTGAAAACAAGAAGAATCGCACTAAATATAGTGCAGAAAGTCCACATTACTAATAGTAATTATATACTGTTTGACAATAATTATGTATCTTTATTTAACTCTAACCAATCCCACAACTTTGCTGTAAGACTGTCTTCTATAGACTGTAAGTTATGTAATGCTTTCCTTCTGTACTTCCATGCACGATAATTACTAATACTCATATTCCTTGCACATTTACGCACAGAATCTGACAATAACACCTGATAAATTTTATCTCTGTCGAGATTAAATCTTTTCCATTCCACCTTATCCGCAAGAAGCTTAGATGCTTTTGCTTTCTCTTCCTTACTTCCATACGTCCAGTATGTCCACAACACTTCCAATTCTGTCTGCTTATCTATAAAACGAAAAATCATTGCACTCTGTGCATGAAAGTCAAACGGTGTGAGCTTGTCATCATCGTGACGAAACTTATCTGCCATAAAGAAAGTAAAGCTAGGCTGACTCACAATACTTTTCTCACGAGTTTTAAACGCAAAACGAATTGCTTGATCAGCAGAATAAAATCTCATAACTTAACAAATCGTACAAATAAATATGGTTTATTACCAAACTGTTTAGTTACTGTACATTTAGTAACTTGTTGATCATCTACATACACAGTTCTATTACAAGCATCTAATACAATTTTCACTACGTTATCTACATCAGGTTTGGCTGGTGCAATTAAGTTTTGTTCTGCCAGTTCTTTCTTTTTCTTTGTCCATGACTTTGGAATCTCATGGACTGCTAGTATCCTAGCTTCTATCCTACCTTCCCACGGCTCATCTCCATTCATCTCAGCCATTGCGTAATCACGCACAATACTCTCATACGATCTAGTTCTTGCTGGTGTAATTGCTACGCCAGTCTTCCTGACAAAGTGTGGTCTTCCTTTGCCTATGACCTTGCCATGTACTACTATTTCCACAAAATCACGCATTGTACGCTCGTCTTTCCATACGACTATCTGCCTGACGAGTTCTCCAAATCTCAATCTCAAGCTCAATTCTTTTTAAAAGAAAGCGTAATCTACTTTCTTCTTCTACCGCTACCTTCAAAGCATCAAGTATATCTAAATATTCCTGATCGCAACGAGCATCTCTTTCCTGTGTGCTGACAGTCTTTACCCCATGCGACTCAGCCTTTTTCATACACATCGCAAGCTTGGATTTTTTAAAGTCCTCAAGATGGGAAAGCTGTGCCTTTGCATTTGCATACGTTGGGCAAAGCTCACGATACTCAGTTAGCAAAACTTCTATTTCATCCAATTTTAATAATCTCCTCTTTGGATAACTGCATAATTGTTCGGCAGATTGCCGTCAATGTGAAGTCTCTCTTCTCTTCTTTGCTCATCTTATTACCTTGATCTAATTCTGAATGACATAAAAAACAGAGCCACATTGCCATGAGATCACTTGATTTCGAAGACATACATTTCCCATGTTCCATTAAATTAGAATGAGCTAGTACAGTTGTACCGTCCTCAACTCCACACATTACACAAGGCTTATCTCGTGCAGACTCTCGTAGTTTTTTGGAACGAATAACGTGTGGTTTAATCATCATCCTGTGTTACCTCAAATCCACCTTCACAAATATAAGTAACCTGACAAGAAGGGAATCTCTCACGAAATCTTGTAAGATACTTAACAGTTACTGGGAACAACTCTCGAATTTCTTGCGGTGTATACATTTCATTTAGTTCAGATACTGACATTTTGATAAGAACATTCTTCGTTACTCCACTCTTTGAATCTCCCACTCTTCTTGCTCCACGTTAATCTACACATACCTACCTTACCTAACCATCTACTACGAATCTTTTGAACATGCACTTCTGTATCATCAGAACCAGCAGTTCTGTGAATCGCCACAATGTTATCTGCTTTGTTAAAAAAATGAGCTGAACCTGATACGGAATACCCATCAGGAATAGGGTAGTTCCCATCCTTATCTTTTTGTAACTTGGCTGGATGAGCTACCAGCCATACATGTACATTATTTTCTCTGGCGAACTTGCGTATCGTAGTTAAAAATGAGCTGACATATTCTGTTTCATTGACTCCAACATCACGCTTTGTGTGATCAAGCTCGTTATAGGGGTCGATCACTAGACCACGCATACCATACTTCTTTACAAGAATCTTAGCGTTTGCTAGTACTGCCTTTAGAGTTGGCTCTTCAGGCAAAATAAAATAATAGTGGTCGTTCAACCACTCTATTGCTGAATCAAACTCATCCTTTTCAAAGTAAGCAATCCTTTTTCCTACCTTTTTCTCCAACAGTTTGGTGCAATGCCATTCAAGAGGTTGATTTTCTGGAGAACAAATCCCAAATGTCCAGCCCTCATTCGCAAGATTCACAGTCAAAGCATCTAAGAACTCACTCTTTCCCATACTCGGAATCCCTGTGAGCAAAGTCCATTGTGATTGCACAGGCGAATACAACTCATCCAAACAAGACCAGCCAGTTTTCTCTCCGCTTGGCATCCCACCTTCATAGATTGAACTGAGCCTGTTGTAAATATCTGTAATCGTAAACACACCTTCAACAGGATATGCCTTCGCTTTCTGGATAAGACTTTGTACTCCTTCCACACCGTATTTAAGAAGTACATCGTTTGCATCCTTGCAATCAGAAGGATACTTTACAACTTTACATCGCTCTTTCCCAAACCTTCTGCTTAACTCCTCTCCTAGTTTAAGACCGACAGCATCGCCATCTGTAGCAATTACAAACTCCTCAACAGTATCAAAAATTTCATCGTCTAAAAAATTAAACTTTGCTTGATAGTTTTTTGTGTTGATCGGAGAAGCTCCATCTGGAACAGAAATACAGTTTGTAAACCCAGCTACTTCCATAGCTAGTTTGTCAAACTCGCCTTCACAAACGATAGTCTGGGCAGATATATCGTCATAACCATACACAATTTTTTCCGCTCCCGATTCCTGTCGAAAGTTCTTTTGAGTATCCCGATACTTAACGTTAGCAACTACACCGCCCTTAAAATAAGGAAAGCAAAGACAATCCACTTCTTGAGACAAAGCTGGCATGTACATAGGCTTCGAACAAATTTGATTTCTCTCAATAACAGGCGTTGTAATCCCACGACTCTTTAATAGTTGTAAATAATTAGTAGATAAATTCGTTTTATTAATACTAATGTTTGATTTTGTAGTTGTTTTAATTTCCATGTCCTTTTTTTTAAGGTGTCCTGACCATCCACAATGAAAGCAATGCCAGACTCCATCATGCGTATTGACGGATAAGCACTTAAGATTTTTCTTTTTTCGCTGTGAAGAACACTTCGGACAGACTGTTTTAACTTCGCCTGAGCCAGATACTTCTATCCCATAGTCTGAAAAAAGTTCTTGCACAATGTCCCCAAATAGTAATACTTATAAGGTATTCATATTTATTTAAAATAAATATGAATACATGTAGTATTATATTATAAATGTAGTACTACGTTTTTTTTTAAACCATTATAAAGAATATTAATATTAGTGATGTTGAAATGCAACCATTATTTTTTGTTTAAATTATATAAAATAATTGTTGTAACTTATTATTAGTAATAGTAGGATATGAGTGTTACTAACATTTATTATTAATCATTATGACAACAACAACAATAAAATCTGTTTTCGATCAGTTATCGAAAGTTAAGTTTGACTCTAAGGAAATTAAAACTAAAGGAGATTTTACATACGTTCCGTGGGCGGTAGCCCAGCGTGATGTATTTAGTTTGTTTCCTGAAACCAAAGTCACATGGGGAGATATCCGTTCTCTTAAGGACGGCACATGTCTGGTCAAAACGACTGTTGAAATTGCTGGAGTAGTTAAGGAACAAGAATTACCTGTCCAAAACTATCGATGCCAATCACTACAAAATCCTGACTGTAACGATGTCAATAAAGCTTTCCAAAGATGCTTTGTCAAAAATCTTAGTCAGTTTGGATATGGTCTTAAATTTTTCTTAGGGGAAGACCCCTTCGATTACTCTAAAGAAGGAGCAGAGCCTGATGGACAGGTACAATCCGAAAATAAAGAGACATCTTTTCCACCAAACAAAGGTAAGCCGATTGCTGACGATGATGAAATCCTTCAGGGAGACATCTTGGAACTGGCTTCGGAAGCGGATTTGCACGGCATGGAAAAAGAAAAATTAGTTAATGCAATTAATCATTATTGCAAAAAATTTAAAGAAGAAACATTTAAAACTTTTGATGAGTTTGAAACTGCTTATAAAAAAGGACATGTAAGTGGCAACGTATCTACATTGATACGTCAGAGTTTACAAAAGTTTTTAAAGAAACATATTACACAACACTAGGAGACATTATGAAAAAAATGGCTGATACATTTTGTGCGGTCTATGACAATTCCGAAGCTTGGGAGCAAGCAAGTGGGAATCAAAAACAACCGCCAGCAAAAAGAGTGAAACTACATTTTAACGTAGACTTTACTTGCGACAACGGTACAGTTATTCCAAAGGGAACAGAATTGGAAAGTGGTTTGTATCCTTCTGCCGAAGGAGCAAGCTATGAATACTCTGGCAAAATTCAGAATCCTTACAAAAAAAATGGCAAGAAGTTTCAGGTTAATGCAAAGAAAGTAGAAGAGCCTAGCACAATTAATGTTGACGATTCTGGAGTGGTTGATTTGTGATCGTCACTAACGAGAAGAATCTACCTGAACCGATTGTCAAAGCAATTCAAAACGATGGTTATGATGGACACAAGAAATCAGATATTACTGTTAGTAGTCTGATCTCGCCACCACAAATCACACATCTTCGTAGAAAGTTTCACGAATTTATTATGGTTGATGTGGAAGATAGACTCTATAGTTTGTTTGGCTCTGCCATTCACAAAGTCTTCGAACAGGCAAATTCAAAAGATATTATCGAAAAAAGATTTTACACAACCATAGATGGTTTGAGTTTGAGTGGTCAGGTTGACCGACTCATTCCTGAAGATAATAAAATTTCGGATTGGAAATTTACAAGTGTCAATAAAGTTTTGTATGCCAATTTCGAAGACTGGGAAAAGCAATTAAACTGTTATGCCTACCTTGCAAGACTTGATGGATATCAGATTGAAAAGCTAGAAGTCGTAGCTATATTACGAAACTGGGAGAAGATGAAGGTAAAAACTTCTAAAGATTATCCCGACAGTATGATACAAATTATAGACATTCCTGTTTGGACACAGGGAAAAGCAAAAGAGTTTATTACAAAACGTATTGCTTTGCACAAAGAAGCTCGATCTGGCAAGGTTCAACCTTGTACAGACGAAGAAAGATGGACGAGAGAATCTGTCTGGGCTTTGATGAAAGAAGGTAGAAAGTCTGCCATTAAACTTTATAAGGATAAAAAGGAAATTCCGAAGCTTGAACCCAAGCAATTTATTCAATTCAGAAAGGGCGAATCTTTGAGGTGCGAACACTATTGTGAAGTGGCTCAGTTTTGTCCACAATATCAGAAGGAAAAAAAATGAGTATTGACGATACGAATGACACAGCAGATAGAAAATTTACAATGTCCATCAGCGATGTAGCAGATATGTTTAGTCTGCATCCAAACACCGTTAGAAACATGGCATTGAAACAAGACATACCAAGTGTTAGAGTAGGCAGACAGTTTCGTTTTAATAAGAAAGAGTTGTTAACAAAGTTAACAAATGATTTTAAAAAAGGGCAAGCAGATGTTACTTAGCATGGGTAAAAAATATTGTAAGTGAATTGTAGCAAGTGTGGCTCGCAAAATATTGGAACATTAGATACTCGCAAAAAATATCATAGTAGTTTTTCGCAAGTCGCTAGTAGTTTCGAATCAGGCGAAAATATTATTCGTAAAAAGAAATGTGCTGAATGTAATCATATTTTTTTTACAAAAGAATTTTTTTTGGAAAGCCTTGAGCAAAGAGTAGTCGTTCAAAAGCCTGAAAAGAAAAAGATAAAAATTAGTAAACCTAAGCCTAAACCGAAACCGAACAAACCAAAAGTAAAAAAGAGTGTGAGTATCAAAAAGATTAAACACGAAGCCACGGATAGCCTGTTTGATGAGGTCGAGGATTTGGAAGATCGTGTAAATCTGGATGACATAGGAAGGGAGTTAGGAATTGATTTCGGAAAAGATTAATAGCCCAAACCATTACACAGATGGGGGAATCGAAACGATTGATTACATCAAAGCTAAGATTCCTGTCCAATCTTACAAGGATGGATGCCGTTGGCACATCCTTAAATACGCTAGTCGGGCTGGAAAAAAAGAAGGAAATAGTGAGTTACAGGACGTTCAGAAGCTAATTGTTTTTGCAAAGTATTGGGAAAAGGCTATCCTAGATAACGAACCGTCCTGAGCATAAGGAGGACATATGGATAAGAATCTCAGAAAAAGAAATGGCATTTGGCAGTACCGCTTTGTAATTGAAGGCAAGACGTATCGTGGTTCTACACGATGCAAGGAGCTACAGTTCGCAAGAAAGGTATTGCACAAAGCAAAGCTCAAAGCGTATACAGAATATGCTACCAATCAGAAAGAACCGCATACTTTCGCAGAAGCTTTAGAGGAATGGCTTGAGGATAAGAATGGAAATAGAACTGTGCTAGAAAGTGCAACAAAAGGTAGGGTTTGGATACAATACTTTGAGCAGTATAGGGTAAAGTATCTTACAGACATCACACCTGATGTTGTTAGAAAGATTATCAGAGAGAAGTTTCGTAAGATAATCTCTGCAAAAGGTACACCTTTAACCGATGCAACAATCAATAGATACATTGCGTTGCTTCGTACAGTTTTAAACTTTGCCTGTCGGGATTTACAATGGATAGACAATGTTCCACGCTTTCGTCTTGAAGCTGAAAACAACGCACGATCTCGCTATCTAAGCTTGGCTGAATACAAAAGACTCCATGCGGTTTTGCCTGAGCCTTACAAGGCTATGGCACAACTGTCTGTTGCAACTGGGTTACGTCAAGGTAATGTACTGGGATTGATGTGGGAGCAAATTGATCTAGCAAATCGAATGCTGATACTACCCTCACAGGTTATGAAAAACGGTCAACCTTT